AGAACGGCTTGTCTACTACCTCCAAACGCTCCAGTCTGTGCAGCTGTTGCAGCATTTGCTATTTGTTGTCTTTGCGTTTCTTCTCGCAATCTTCTAGCTGCAGGATCTAAAGCTTGAGTTACATATGGGTTAATATAGTTCTGTATGTCAGCAGCTGATATACTTGATGCACCTCGTCCTAATAAGTTAGCACCTTCTTGCACTAAACCTTGAGTGCCTGAAGCACCTGATAAGAATTGGTCAGCACCACCTAATGTCGTAATACCTGCTGTTGCCGCACCATATCCTTCTCCTGCTTGTGCTCTTTGTTGTGCAATTGCATCTTGTTCTGCTTGACTTAAACCAGCAAGTCTTGGACCTGCATAAGATACATAATCTTCAGAAGCAACATCTGCTGCTGCGCCAATTAATTGAGCTGAAGGTTGTGCTACGTATGTAGGTATATCAGTAGTTTGAATTCCTGACGATTGAACTGCAGGAGCAGATTGTCCACCACCAAATAAAAAATCAAATAGTGCCATTATCCACCTCCTGATGTTGAGCCTGAATAATCAAAGTCTGTACCTTGACCAAAATCAGGTGGTCCATAATATTGTCTTCTTCTAGCTTGATACTCACTAAATGGTTCTAGTAAATTAAAACCACCTACCATTGCATAGTTTCTTATTTCATCTAAAGTTAAACTATCGCCTTCAGGAATTTTTTTACCATCTCTTCTTAACATAAATCTTCTTCGACCTGGAACTAAATCACCTTCTGTTATTCTATCGCTAGTATAATCTGATGGTAGATATGCTTCACTTGGATCTAAGTAGTCGCCAGTTTCACCAACAACACCACTGCCTACTTCTTGGGCAATAGTTTGTTCTACAAAATTTCTTCTGTTATTTCTATCTCTTCCAGCACGATTTCCTTGATCCATGTAATCACGATTAAAAGTAAAACCACCTCTACCAAATATATTATCTAAGAATCCTCCTGCTTTATTTATATTAAATGCTCCAACAGGTTTTCCATCTAAAGTAGCGTTAAACTTCATATCTCCTAATAACCCTTTACTTTGATCAAACTCCATTCTAGCTATATCTGCTGGAGTATATCCGCCACGTATAAGTTTATCGTATGCAGAGTATCCTAAATCTAAACTTATGCCTTGATTAAAAGGATTATCATAACTTTTTGTGTTTGGATTATAGCCAGAAGCTTTTGTCATCATATCTCTGACAGCTAAACTTTTACCTGCCGTAGTTTGTGTGCCATATGCTTCATCAATCTCTGCTTGAGTCATTCCTAAATTTGCTATTCGATCTCTAGTATCTCTTCCGCCTCTTCCAAATTCATCACCTAAACTTCCTCCTGCAGCTGCAATTCTATCTGTTGCTGCTGCTACATCTGCTGCTGCAAAGGCATTAGGTCTTCTTTGCATAGCTTTATCAAGAGTGCTTATACCATCTCTATTTTTAGTATCGTCTTTATCTCTATCTTTTTTCTCTGATGAAGGAGAGTTCATTTGTCCACCTCTAAATCTTCCTGGTCTGAAAGAAGGAACACCCGACTCAGTCATTTCACCACTACCTCCAAGTAGTTTCAATATGCCCGCTTCTTGTGGTGTAATAAAAGCCAGCATGTGACCAGGAGGAGCTGAAGCTGCCTCGACTGTATTGGCCATGCCAGTTAGCTGTGCATTTACGTTTTGCCTAGCTATATTCATAAAATCTACATTTTGATTATTAGATTCAGGAATCATGTGTATACCCTTGACTCCTTTTTGTGCCCCTTTTCTAGCTTGCTTATAAGCTAAAGCTCCGATACCAGGCATACTTTGCCCGATCTCAGAGGCACGCATTACAATATCATTAGGTTGTACTGGACCTGTAACGTCCATCTTTTGGCTGTTATCCATGGTTATATTATACCTTATATGTCCCCTATTTGCAAGGGGGCACCCTTATTCATTTTGAGCTACTGCCATATAGCTGATTACAATATCTAGCTGATCTGTGGAAGTAGAAGTTACTTTTAATATATCTGATTCTTCTAGTATTAACGGGTGAGTTAATAACTCTATAGTCTGATTTCCTACTAATACTTTTAATCGTTCAATTGTGTATGTAGCAGACGCTGAACTGTCTGTTACTTCAAAGGTCACTGAAGGAGTAAATACTCCCATAGTTGAAACCCTAATAGATTTTATTATTAATTGTTGTTTAGCAGGAGCTGTCAGCAAACTAGTCTGTGAAGTAGACGTTAGTGATTTTCCTACTATTTCATATTTTATTGCCATTATCCTAAAAACCAATTCATAGATTTTTGTTCTGTATCATCTGCTAAGCGCCTTGGTATAGGGCTTAAAGAGTTATCCCTTAATCTTAATGCTTGTATTAATGCGTCATATGTTCTAGCCAGAATAGTTTTATTTGTTCTTTCTTCAATAGATAATTCTGGGTATATTCCTTTACTATATAAACTCATTACCTAGTACCATCTGGTTGTCCACGCACACGCCAAGTTCCTAATCGCCATTGTGTGTCAGTTGCATCGCTAAATATTTTTACTTGAAACGCTCTACCTCTTGCTCTAAAATCTAATTTACCTTGTGTAGAATTTATAGAGAAAGGTCCTTTTGTAACTACGTTTGCATCGTTAGGATATCGCTTAGTGTTTATTTCTGTCTTAATAGTATCACCTGCAGCAAATGTTGTATCAGGTATAATTCTATCCATAAAGAAAACTTGATCTCCGTTTTCATCACCATTAAAATATCCTGTTTGTATAAAAGAAGTCATAGCAGAACCATTATTATCAAATCCTGTTTCTTGATTGTAGACAACTCCAGATAAGTCAACGGCTATTGGAGTGCTAAAAGTATCACTATCTTCCCAAGCAGTTCTTACTAACGATTGTCCAATTGACCAAGTGTTGTCTACGTAATTATATATTACGTATCTATTAATATCTGTCGCAGGTGTGGTCACGTCTGTTGTTATGTTAGTTGAGTCAGCTCCATAAAACCACCAAATCTCATTGTATTTAGATACTTGTGCACTAAAAATTTTCTGAGATTGTAACATACTTAATGTTTCTTTTACTGTTGAATCTGGCCTTAATCCTCCATAAATTAAATTATGTACAGGACATGGTAACACTTTAATTGTTCCATCATATACGTAGAAATTATTTTCACCAATCCAGTAAGCTACACCTTCAACAGTTGCTGGAGAATTTACAGATAACGCTCCTGCTCGTGTACCTAGTTGAGTAAAAGCAAATGTAAATGGTGGGCCAATAAATTGCATACCATATAAATCTTGATCAGTCCAAATTAATAGTTGCCCCTTAGACTTTCTAACAGCAGTTATTTCAGCACCTGTTCCTAATCTTTGATCACCTGCTGAATTTAACTCATCAGCATTCCAGATATTTAAAGTTTCTTGAGATGCAAATCTTACTGTTAATGGATCAAAATCTGTACTACCTTCAGGCTCACATCCAAAAGCAATTAGATGTCTGTCTGGTGTGGAAACTAAAACTCGTCCTACTTTTGAAGGTATACCAGTAGTAGGCAGACCAAGAGTTGTAACATATTGAGAAAGAGTAACTCCTCTATCTGTAAGATTTGTCACATCGAAATAATATATTTCTTCTGTACCATCTCCAGTAGAAGCTACAATATCTTCGCCCCACATGTCAAAAGACCAAACTCGTGTGTTTTGTGCAATACCTGTGCTTCTAGCAGTGTTCCAAGTACTTGACCCATAAGTTCCTGCACCAAAACCAAAACCTATTGTGCTATCATCTGGCCCGTTGTTTGTTAACGCTCGAATGTTTACTGCCCCTCCACCTGATGTAGATCCTGAACTAGCTGTTCCTGAAATAGATGCTCCAGTGCCTGCTACAGGAGTTATAGTAAATGAATTAGCATTAATAACAGTAGCTAAATATTCTCCAGGTGCAATAGTAACACCATCAACTGTTCCTGATCCAATACTAGATATGATAACTCTTGATGCAGGATTTGTGGTTGTAATACCATGAGATGCCCAAGTCACAGTAACTTCATTAGATCCTGCTGAGCCAGTTGTAAATGGATTTGTTAAAGCATTAGTAGCTGTTCTGTAAGGTGTAACATCATAAAAAGCTTCGCCGCTTTCTAAATAAACATGAGTATTAGTACCGTATATAATCCACCTTTGTCCTAAATTAGTTATGCCTGATAATAATGCTCTCACAGTTCCTTCAATAGTAAAACCTATAGACGCATCACGTTGTTCCCACCCTCCTAATTTTTCAGGAAAGGTATTTCTAAATCTTACTAGATCTCCATCTGTATATCTCATCTGTGCTTGATAGTCAGAAACTTCAGTAACTATCCCAGGTGATGGTGGTGATAATTTTAATAATGCGCTCATTACGCTACCTATCTATAATATTTTAATATCTTTATTGGTTTGTCGGCTATATTTTTATATGTTGCATTTTCTGATGTTAATCTTTTTACTGATATAGGATGCTTTTGCTCTTCGCCATTTATATTAACTTTGCCCCCAGCTATAATATAGCAATAAGTTCCATCGTTTGAAACATCAGTTTCCTCATTTGGCATTAAATCTTTTTGTATACATGTCCAATTTTTTATATTTGATAATCTCATAATACATAACATTTCAACATCATCTGATAAATATTCAACTGATATTCCTGAACATGGTATATCATAAAACAAAGGCGTTTGATCCCAATCACTATAAGCATACTTATATTCAATATCTATGTGATAACTCTTAGCAAATGCATCATAGTTTTCATCATATATTAATTCTTTAAAAGAAGAACCTTTTAAGTAATTCATAAACTGTTGTACATTTGCATCTTGAATATTATCATCCGCAATCCATTTCCAAGTAATTCTAGATTTACCTTGTATTAAGACATGGGTTTGTTGAGATTGTTGAATTAAAGGATACGTTGGGTGTGGGTCTTGCAAATCTAAATGTGCTCTTTCCCATTTTTCAGTTCTAGAAAATAAAGAACCTTTACCATTACCATCTATGGGTGGATTGTTGCTTCCCCATGACACCTGCAAATTATCATCAAACTTTGCTATAGCAGGTAGCAATGGCTCAAATATTACTGTCATACTTCTTCACTTTTTATAGATGGCTTAACTTCATCCCGTATAGGATCTAAATCTAAAGATTCTCTTAAGGGACTTTGACTTTCTAATTGTTGTGCAGTATTTTCCTGTAACATTTCATCTGGGGTAGGAGCCATGCTAGGTATAACTCCAGGCCCTGCACCAAAATCATAATCAGGATCTGTCTCTAATATTTCTGCAGCCTTGGTTGCTCTTTCCGCCCAAGTCATTGGTTCTTGATAAAGAGTAGGAAATAATTCTTCATGTGTAAATTCAAAATCTTTATTTTCAAGTTTTTGAAATATTTCATCATCTTCTATATTAATTGTATATTTTTCTTTATTTTCTATTTCTTCACAAATAGTTGGAGCACCTTTGGCTATTTCTTTTATAATATCTTCAGGTGTCATGTCTTTGTACATAGTTAAATCGTAATTAAAAGATTGATAATCTTTTGCATCTTTTCTTGTTTCATCACTCGAAAATGAGCATAGTAAACTGTTTTGTTCAGGGTTGTAATCTGCTACGTGTACTTTATATTTTTTATTTCTTAAATTCTGATTCATTATGATGTCCTTCCTCCTTGAGTTCCAGATGGGTTAAATGTTATTGATGAAGAGTTTGAAGTTATAAAACCTCTTGTTCCTCCAGGAGCGGCATTAGAAAAAACATTTTGATGATCTCCTGCTGCATTTCCAAATGGATTTATATTCCCTGCAGCACCATCAGAACCTAATCCGCCACCAGTGCCCCCTGTCTGCCCAAATGTTTCCATGTTATCGAATGGATTTGATGGTTGCATAGCCCCAGTTCCTCCAGCTCCGCCTGCATTAGCAGAACCTGCAGATCCAGCAGTCCCTGGTGAATTATTAAAAGGTTCACCTGCTCTTGTGATAGGACCTCCAGTACCAGCAGTAACACCAGCACCTCCACCGCCACCGCCTGCACTACCTACTTGATAAAGGCTTGTATTTTTACCAGCACCTTTTGCAAATCTTCTAGAGCCACCACCGCCCCCTCCGCCTCCGCCTCCATAAATAGAACCGAAGTTTTTAAAAGTGACAGGATACGCTGCATTAAATGCAGCTCCATTTACAGTAGTTCCTGCGACTCCAGGAGTAATGTGTTGAGGATTTGGTCCGCCAAAGTTTTGAGGAGTAGATAAACTCCCGCCTGCTCCACCAGGACCTCCGCCACCTTTGACACTACCATAATTTTCTACTATGATTGTATCTCCAGAACTCCACGGTGAACCAGTTTGTAATGAAGTAGAACTTGTTGAATTAGTTCCAACTGTTACTCCAGGATTAATAGTTAGTGTATAATTTGTTACTCCTGCGGAATATGTAGGCCCTCTGTTACTGGCCATGTTATAGTTGTTCGTGCTATTTGAAATAGTTTGATTAATAGTTACTGATGAAGAAGCACCGTAAAAATCACTAAAAGAACTTTGAGCACCGTCTGATTTTCCAATCATACCACGAATGTCTGCATCGTTTATACTTGCGGAGCTACCACTATTTCCGCCTGCTTCAACGTGAATTTGATCTAAAGAGAGTGGGCCACTATTAGGTAAAGCCATTTATTCCTCCTTACAGTGACAATTCTTTTTGTGGTTATCTAATTCTACTTTTAATTCTTTTACTGCTTCAATAAGATATGCCACCATATTACCATAAGCAACTGATTTGGTACCCATCTCGTCATCTGCAGTCTTAACTAATTCAGGAGCTATTTTCTCTAGCTCTTGTGCAATCACACCACTATTTAGTTTGCCATCTCTTTTAAAAGTTACACCTCTCATTTTAGAAACTTTATCTAAACCACTTTCAATTGTTTTAATATCTGTCTTTAATCTTTCATCCGAGAATGCTGTAACGTTATTGTTAAATGTGGCTGCACCAGCCTCAGACATATCAAGAGTTAAAGCAGTTATCGTTGCGCCACCGTCAACACCCTGAAATATCATATCCTTATCAGATGTTTCACTTTTAATTACTAAGTTTTGTGATGAAGGAACCACAACGCCTCTAACAGTACCATCAGTTATATTTATTCCCTGTAATGTTGCACTTCCACTTACATCTAATGATGTCGATGGACTGTTCGTCCCAATACCGACTCGGTCAGTGCTAGCATCAACAAACAACATATTAGCATTACCATCGGACTCTACTCTAAAGTCTATGTCTTGTGAGTCTTCGTTAAAAATAACAGTGCTTGAAGACATTGTAAGCATATTTCTATATGTTCCAGCTATTCTTTGATCTATTTCAAATTGAGCATCTTCTGTTCCGTCAGAAGCATCAGCAATAAAACAAGAAGTTTTTACTAAATCAAGTTCTTCACCTGCATCGTTTCTTGACCTATAAATAACTCTACCTATCAAATCATCATCTTGAGGACTACCTGATGCTCTATCTAATACAAGAACTGGCCCAGCACTAGCATCAGCATCTGTAGATATTAATTTAAGTGTGTCTGTATTATCAGCAGTCGAGATTGAAACATTGCTTCCAAAAGTTCCACCAGAATTAGCTGTGAAAGTATTATCGATAGTAAGAGCGCCTGTTAGCGT